ATCGTAGGGCACGGTATGGGTGGTACAGCAACAAAAGCCCATGACCTCTTCGTGATCCCTCTGTGCAGAGAGTGCCACGACGAGTTACACGCCGATGTACCAGCATTCGAGCAGAAGCATGGTACGCAGCTTGAGCTGCTACTGCGTTTTATGGATCGGGCGCTGGCGATCGGCGTAATTGCGAAAGCTTAAGTGTATGGAGAAAAGTGATGCGTGATATTCAAATGTTACTCGAAAGATGGGGCGGGTGGGCTGCCAGTGATAGTTCTGGCGTGGACTATTCTCCTATAGCTGCAGGATTTAAAGGGCTGTTGCCGCAAATAGGTAGCTCCCGACCGTCTTGTACTGACGATGATGCGCTGATCATCGAAGGGTGCCTGGCGCGATTGAAAAACCGAAAACCATATGAGCATTCACTTCTTGTTGCCCACTACCTATACGGAATATCTAAGAGGAAGATTGCGAAAGCGCGTAAAAAAGATGAGAAATTGATACGCATCGAGATACAGATGGCAGAAGGATTTATAGACGGATGTTTGGCTATGCTTGATATTCGACTTGACATGGATGATTGATTGTTAAAATCAAGACTGCCGGTTAGCCTTGAGGCCCGGCAGTATCTGGTAGTTGGCTCGAACGTGATGAGGCTTCAAGGATAGAGTCGCTGCCAATAGAAACGAGTATTTCAATTGTCTTGGCCTTTGCCTGCATCAGCCTGGCTTCAATTTCAGGGGTTAAATGCTCTGAGCTTAGCTGTTTTTCGATCTCAGCTAAATCTCGTTTACACTTCGCTCGTTTAGCTGCATCTTCTGGTGATTCAAACCCATGCCTAGAAATGAACCAATTCATCACGTAGGTAAGGACAGCAGCAACACCAGGCACAAGGGCATAAGCAACCGTCCTCCACACGCTGTTGGGGTCTGTAAGAACTGCACCAACTAAAACGCTGAGTATTGCTCCCCAACCACCAGTGGAAAGTGTCGCTTTTCCAGTACTTAAACCTTTACTTTGAGAACTCATTTTGGTTTTGAATTCTCCGAAATAGCCTCATCAATAAGGCTGGTAAGCATTTTGCCGTTTTTTCTTGGCACCTTAACTATGAGTGTTTTAGTTGTACCAGTATCTTCATCGTGATACCGGAACTCAAAGGTCCTGGTAGGAAACAATCGACGCCATAGCAAAGCAGATGCCGAATAGCAGAAACGACTAAAGGTAGGAATGATCATAATCACTCCTATCCAGAAGATCAGTTGCGCTATCTGCAAGTTTAATGCCACGTTAATCAAGCCTCAGCAGGGCGTTTTCGCTTAACTTTGGTTATAGCATACTTGGTTGAAGCATTACGTGCAGTGAAAGTTTTTGTTGTTTTGAGGTCAACGACAAACAAATCTTCTTTGGTGAAACTAACGATCCCATTTTGGACTTGATGTATAAAAAGTTGATCCTCAAACGAAACTGCATGTTCCTCTCCGAGGTACTCAATCCTCCAACCTTTTGTTCCTTCAAAGTTTATTTGGACGAATCTTACGTTTACTTCTTCCACTGATTCTTCTTTTTCCAGCAAAGTGCCCCTGGGAAGTGGTTTTATTTCCTCAGTTTCTTCACCTTCCAGGCGGACGACTTCGATACCGTCTTCATTCAGAACTTTGAACACTGCGCCTTCTTTCCCGTCTAAAGGTGCGCGCACAACGTTCACTAAAGCATTCCTAATTTCTGGATCAGTCACTAGCTTTGCTACAGAATCATGACAAACAATCTCTTCACCTTCGAGCTCAAGAACGGATTGGTTTGTACCTGCTCGTTTCGTGATGGAAATGACTTTCTTACTTCCCAACTGTCGAATTAACGATAATGCAGGTGCACCAATTGCTGCGCCGGCTAACCCTGTCAATCCGATCACTTTCGCAACATTGATTGCATGTGGGACAAGTTCCATCATCGTATAGGATACGCCGAGAGAGCCAGCCTCGGCCGGGTTTGTCACCATCAACTTCACAGTTTGTTGACCGTCGTTAAGCCGTTTATCGGCGGCTGAAATTAAATCAGCCATAGAACCTATGGAAATGCTAAGTGTTTTTGCATCAATTTTATGCTGTGCCAATTCAGTGTCTTCTGCATCATAGAAGATCTGAAAAGAAGTAGTATTGGTCACTATTTGCTCGCTATGGTTTGATTTTTTTCCATAAAATACCTGTTTTAATAATAAAAAACATTATTGCGGTCCGCAAAAAGTAATGTAACGTGTTAAGAGTGGTCACTTCGACACACAGCTTAACAATCGAAGCCCTGCCAGAAATGGTGGGGTTTTTGTTTTTCGCACTCAGTGTAAGTGAAATATAACCATGTGCTTTCAGGGTGAGTTACTATGCAGATTCCTTTCAAAAGTTGTCTGGAGAGTGGCATGGAATTAACATTTAAGGATCTGAAAGAAAAACGCACTAAACTGGTCGAGGCGCAATGGAAGTTACAGGATAAACTTCAGGAGAAGGGGAGCGAACTACTACGAGAGTATTCAGGTTCTCTTGATCTTACATCTCGTGAGTGGACTGGTTCTGACGGAACAAGATGGCCTTATGTGGACATTGGTATTTGGGAGGAGGAGGGGAAGTTCTTTCCTGTCTTAATCCCCCAACTCAATATGGACAGCCGTTACCACTTGAATTTCGTGATTGCAACCACTCTTGATGATTCTCCGCTAACAGGTGGCTACAGGCAGGGCGTAAGCATCTCACTCTGGTATGAGAACTCATCATTTTATGCTGAAGTAGGCTCAGGAGACGACGTCTCCCGTTTTTCTGTCTCATCTCAGCTGGGTGGATTTTATCAGGTATGCAACGCTATTAAGGCGTTAATTAGCTCTTCTATGGATCGCGCCATGCCAGATATTCCAGCGAATTAATAAAGCATAAACATCTTTCAGGGCTATGCAAATGCACGGCCTTTTCTATATCCCGTTGTGAAATGTTCGTGAGGCATGGGTTGTCAGCCAAAGGATCACCGGGAGACACCCGGCACCACGCATCCATTATTGCATAGCAAAAAGGCTCACAACGGTGGAACTTTTAGCAGGGCGAAAAAAAGCCCGCATTGGGTTGCGGGCATAACAGAGAACAAATAGCTAATATTCAAGTTGTCTTTCATCAACTTGTCAGAAGAATTTAACCTTAAGAAAAATTGATGTAAAGACAATATTGATTTCTGGTTACAGGCTGCGCATTTGCGTGGCCTTTTCTATTTCAGGCTCACGGGAATCATCATCGACATGCTTCGTTGTTAAATCCAGCCCGAGGGCCTGACCCTTTCATCACACACAGCGCCATCCGTACTATCGGAGGTGAGAGACTATGAAAATGAACGAAAAAACTCCTGACTTCTGGGCAGAGGTACTGAACGGCCTGAACAACTCCTGGCCCCAGATATCGGGGGCGTTGTTTGCTGGCCTCATTGCCTACGGTCGCCTGATATATGACGGTGCCACCCGTAAGAATAAATGGCTTGAGGGCGTCCTTTGTGGCGCTCTTTCTTTATGTATCACCAGTGCGCTTGATGTGGTCGGACTTCCGGTATCGATATCACCGTTTGTTGGCGGTGTGATTGGATTCGTTGGCGTGGACAAACTGCGCGAGATCGCTATCAGCGCACTCAGAAAAAGGGCAGGGGTGAACGATGACAATCAGCAATGAACCGCGCTGGCTGGTGGAAGCCCGTAAATACATGGGGCAGATGGAAATTAAAGGCCCGCGACACAATCCGTTAATCCTCCAGTTCTGGAAGGACATTAAACGAGGTGGAATTAAAGATGATGAAACGCCCTGGTGTGCCGCTTACGTCGGGTCGATGCTTGAGCGCGTCGGAATCAAATCCACCCGTTTCGAGTCTGCAAAATCCTATCTCAACTGGGGCGTCGAACTTCGCGAGCCAGCCTATGGATGTGTGGTGGTATTCAGTCGCGACGGCGGCGGCCATGTCGGATTTGTGGTCGGGCAGCACCAGAATGGTGACCTGATGGTCCTCGGTGGTAATCAGTCCGACGCTATCAATATTCGTGCATTCTCACGTTCCCGCGTGACGGGTTATCGTTGGCCGGTTAACGAGCCGAGGGATAGCCGCATGTTACCGTTGATGAATGGCACCAGTTCGGTGAAAGAATCATGATTGAAGCTCTACTAGCATCACTGAAAACGTCATGGCGCTGGTGGCTGGTAATTATCGCGGTGGTTATTGTCGTTGGCGCTGTCGCTATTCTCGGTGTTCTGCTGGCAAACAGCCAGGCTGACCTGAGCACAGCGCAAAGCGATAAGCGAGTTCTGGAGCATGATAACGCGCTACAGGGACGGGTTATCGCGGTGCAGGCTTTCAACTTCAACCGCTTCAATCAGGTGGCTGAGAATGCCAGCCGCCTTAATTCGTTGATCGATGCAGGTACCGAAAAGACTGTCATCGAATACCGGGAGATTCTTCGACGTGAAAAAACTTGTGACCTGCCTGTTCCTGCTGATGTCGCTGGTGGGTTGCTCGACTACGCGAACCGTTTACGTACCGGGGCAATGCACACCGATTCCGGGAGCGCTGACGCAGCCAGTGATAACGCCACTACCGCCAGCACCCTGACATATTGCCAGGCTGTTCTATGGATTAAGCCGTTGCTGGCTGCTATTGAAAAAGCGAATAACCAACTGGCAGGAATACGCCGGATCGAACAGGAACGGCAATAGCATTACAGCAGGCATTCACTGAGTGCCTGCGACAAAGCTAAATGGCATCAAGCATGCGATGATGATTGATTAATAATTGAACTATGCATGGTATAATAAGCCCCATTCATTGAAAGGTTAACCACCATGTCATTTTTCGATTATGCAATGCAGCGTGTTGGGCTTGCAGCCAATACGACTGTCATGTGCCCGATATGCGGACATAAATCCACACACTCGACCACGAAAGTACGCCAACAACAGGCGTTACTTTGCCCTAAATGTAAATCTCTGTTTGTCATTCACAGGTAGTGGGTCGCGATACAAATAACCCCAGGCCTCGCAATTGCGAGGCTTTTTTATGCGTATCACACATCCACATGTAAAAGGAAAAATACCATGAGTAACAAAATTATTACGCTATCTGGCGCTGCTAATGAAGTGCTTTATGCGCTCTTTTTCCGTGGCGCGTTGCTGTCAGGTGACCTGCCGTCTAAATCTGGTGCCGCTGAATTACGCGAGCTGGGTTTTGCTGAAACCAGGCATACAGCAACTGAATACCAGAAAGAAAATCACTTTACCTTTCTGACATCAGAAGGGCAGAAATTTGCCGTAGAACACCTGGTCAATACGCGCTTTGGTGAGCAGCAATATTGCGCTTCGGTGACGCTTGGCGTTGATATTTATACCTCCGCTGCACAGAAGGCAATCGACGAGCTGGATCAGCGCATTCGTGACACCGTCTCCTTCGAACTTATTCGCAATGGAGTGCCATTCATCAACGACGCCACTATCGCCAATGGTGCGATCCACGCAGCGGCAATCGAAACACCTCAGCCGGTGACCAATATCTACAACATCAACCTTGGTATCCAGCGCGATGAACCGGTGCAGAACAAGGTAACCATCAGCACCAATGAAATAAGTATTCATGCAAACATTGAAGAGGTTCTGCGGAATGCTCTGGCAGCCAATGAAGAGGTTGAGCGCTTGCGAGATGCTATGAAGAACGCTGCTAACGAAGGTGTACAGCAGGCTTTAGTGGCGGTAGAAAGAGATTTCAAAAGTAACGGTAAACTCCGTCGCCTTCTTGGGATTTAAATAGCAGGAGGTCATATGCGTCTCACTGTATTAGATGACGATCCCGGCAGAAAAATTAATCTCGCTCAGGAACGATACACCGTTTATCTCGACGGTGTAGAGGTTAAGCATGTCTTCACTGCTGACGATGAGAAGGGCGAAGTAATCGCAGCCGTTCCCGACGAGCGCGGTTTTATGACGGTGGAGAACGGTGAAGTGAAGCGGCACACGCTTTACGGTTCCGTGAGGATTGAACCATGCCAGCGTTAATCCCTCGCGCATGTCGCAAGCGAGGTTGTCCCGGTACGACTACTGACCGTTCAGGCTACTGTGAGCAGCATCGCAATGAGGGCTGGCAACAGCACCAGCAGGGTAAGAGTCGCCATGAGCGTGGCTACGGCAGTAAGTGGGATATCAAACGAGCCCGTATCCTGAAGCGTGACAACCATCTGTGTCAGAACTGCCTGCGTACTGGACGCGCTGTCGCGGCCACAACCGTTGACCATATCAAGGCTAAGGCTCATGGGGGTACCGATGATGATTCGAACCTTGAAAGCCTGTGCTGGCCTTGCCACCGCTCGAAAACAGGGCGCGAGCGCTTTAAATGATAATGATTACCATCAACGGATGTGGAGGGGAGGGGGAGGTCAAATCCCTGTAACCGGGCGCCCAAAGGACCGCCGCCTAGCCTTTCTTCACATCGCCGCAGGTTAGAAAACTTTTTTTGGGGTTCCCCAACTGATGATTAATAGGAGTTTTCGATTATGTCAGGACCGCCGAAAACCCCTACCCATCTGCGTTTGGTGAGGGGTAACCCTTCCAAACGACCGATCAACAATAACGAGCCGCAGCCACCTAAAGGGGTTCCCCCAGTTCCCAAGCATTTCGACAAGCAGGGGAAGTACTGGTTTAAGCGGATGGCTGAAGAGTTGGACGCCATCGATGTGATCTCCCAGCTTGATGGGCGAGCCCTTGAACTGCTTGTGGAAGCGTATACCGAATACAGACATCACTGCGACACGCTGGAGATTGAGGGGTATACGTACCGAACTGAAACGCAGACTGGTGACGTCATGATAAAGGCACATCCGGCAGCAATTATGAAAGCCGACGCCTGGAAAAGGCTGCGAGCCATGCTTGGTGAGTTCGGAATGACGCCTGCCAGTCGATCGAAAGTAAGTACAAAAACTCCGGGCGAAGTTGATCTTATTGCTGAATTTATGAAAGCGAGGGACTAATGGCTAAAGTTTCCGATGGGATACGTTACGCCGAACGCGTCGTTGCCGGTGAAGTTATCACTTGTGAATTTGTCCGTCTCGCCTGCCAGCGTTTTCTTGATGATCTGAAGTACGGTGAAGAACGTGGTATCTATTTCAGCGAGCCCCGCGCACAGCACATCCTCAACTTCTATAAATTCGTGCCTCATGTTAAAGGAGCATTGGCAGGCCAGCCGATTGAGCTGATGGACTGGCATGTTTTCATTCTTATCAACATCTTCGGTTTTGTTATCCCCCTGGTAAATGAAGAAACAGGCGAAGTTGTGTTGCGTAATGATGGCAGTGGCCGTCCTGTGATGGTCCGCAGGTTTCGCACGGCATATAACGAGGTAGCCCGTAAAAACGCCAAGTCGACATTATCCTCTGGCGTTGGTCTCTATATGGCTGGCGCCGATGGTGAGGGCGGGGCAGAGGTTTATTCCGCAGCGACAACGCGGGATCAGGCTCGCATCGTTTTTGAAGATGCGAAAAACATGGTTAAAAAAGCGAAACCCACACTGGGGCGACTGTTTGAATTCAATAAACTGGCGATCTACCAGGAGCAGACAGCATCCAAGTTTGAACCGCTTTCTTCTGATGCCAACAATCTGGATGGTCTCAATATCCATTGTGGCATCGTCGACGAACTTCATGCGCATAAAACCCGTGATGTCTGGGACGTTCTGGAGACTGCAACCGGCGCACGATTGCAGTCCCTTCTGTTTGGCATAACGACAGCTGGTTTTAACAAAGAAGGTATTTGTTACGAGCTGCGCGATTATGCCATTAAGGTGCTGCGTGGTTATAACAGCGAAGTGGAAGGCGCGGTAAAAGACGATACCTTTTTCGCCATCATCTTCACCCTGGATAAGGATGATGATCCTTTTGATGAAACGGTCTGGCAAAAGGCTAACCCTGGGCTTGGTATCTGTAAGCGCTGGGATGATCTTCGCCGCCTGGCTAAGAAGGCCAAAGAACAGGTTTCAGCCAGGGTTAACTTTTTTACCAAACACATGAATATCTGGGTGACGGCAGAGTCAGCCTGGATGGACATGATTAAGTGGGAAAACTGTGAGTTTATAGCCCCCCGTCATGAGCTGAAAACCTACCCGATGTGGGCTGGCGTGGATCTGGCCCACAAGATTGATATTTGCGCAGCAGTAAAACTCTGGCGGGCAGACAACGGCCACGCGCATGCAGACTTTAAATTCTGGTTACCCGAAGGGCGGCTGGAAAAATGTTCCGCTCAAATGGCGCAGATGTATCGCAAATGGGCTGAGCTTGGAAAGCTGGAACTGACCGATGGTGATGTTATCGATCATGCGCAGATTAAAGCTGATTTTCTGGAATGGATTAGCGGCGAAAACCTGAAGGAAACCGGGTTTGACCCTTGGAGCGCAACGCAGTTTAGCCTGGCTCTGGCAGAAGAGGGTGTGCCGCTGGTAGAGGTTCCGCAAACGGTCAGAAACTTTTCTGAGTCAATGAAAGAAGTGGAGTCTCTGGTTTATGGCGGGCGTTTTCATCACAGCAATCATCCGGTTATGAACTGGATGATGTCTAACGTCACCGTCAAGCCAGACAAAAACGACAATATCTTTCCGAACAAATCCACACCCGAAGCAAAAATAGACGGTCCCGCTGCGCTATTTACTGCGATGAGCAGAATGCTGGTTAACGGTGGTGGTGAAGCTGATTTCCTGTCCACACTCGACCCTGACGAAGATCTTTTAATTCTATGAAAACATTAATGACTGATGCTATCGGGCTGACAGGGTTCGGTTCGCTCGCTGCTGGCGTATATCTCCAGTTCGGTCTGGCTTCATCTCTGATGATGTCCGGTAGTTTGCTTTTGCTTTATGCACTGGTGGTCGCAATGAGGGGGAAAAATGCTGCTTGATGCCCTGTTTCGCAATGAACCACTGGAGAATCCCTCTACGCCAATTACTGGAGAATCAGCGGAAACGGACAATATTTTTGCCCGCGACGTTTTTGTCAGCCCCGAAACGGCGATGAAACTGGCGGCTGTTTACGCCTGTATTTATGTTATTTCGTCAAATATTGCGCAGATGCCGCTACACGTGATGCGTAAAACCAATAACAAGGTTGAAGCTGCGCGCGACCATCCTGTGTTCTACCTGGTGCACGATGAGCCGAACGTGTGGCAGACCAGCTATAAATGGCGCGAGTTAAAGCAACGTCATATTTTGGGCTGGGGTAATGGCTATACGTGGGTAAAACGTTCCAGACGCGGTGAGGTTTCCGGCCTGGAATGCTGTATGCCGTGGGAAACCACGCTACTCAACACCGGAGGGCGTTACACCTATGGGGTTTACAACGAAGAAGGCGCGTTTGCTATAAACCCAGACGATATGGTGCATATCAGGGCGCTCGGTAATAACCAGAAAATGGGACTCAGCCCGATCATGCAACACGCAGAGACGATCGGTATGGGAATGAGCGGTCAGGCATACACTAGTTCATTCTTCAGTGGTAATGCCCGACCAGCCGGCATCATTTCGGTGAAAAGCCAGTTGAATGATGACAGTTGGGGGCGTTTAAAAAGCATGTGGCAAAAAGCAGTTGTTGCGCTGCGTAGCCAGGAGAATAAAACAATGCTTCTCCCGGCAGAGCTGGATTACAAAGCGCTGACTGTTTCCCCTGTTGATGCGCAGATCATCGACATGTCTAAACTGAACCGCTCCATGATTGCCGGGATATTCAACGTTCCGGCACACATGATTAACGATCTCGAAAAAGCCACCTTCTCAAACATTACGCAGCAGGCCATTCAGTTTGTCCGCTACACGATCATGCCGTGGGTCACGAACTGGGAGCAGGAACTTAACCGACGGCTGTTTACTCGTGCGGAGCTGGCGGCAGGGTATTACGTCCGGTTTAACCTGACAGGCCTGCTACGCGGAACCCCGCAGGAGCGTGCTCAGTTCTACCACTTTGCGATCACTGATGGCTGGATGAGCCGCAACGAGGCGCGAGCCTTCGAAGATATGAACCCGGTAGACGGCCTGGATGAAATGCTGGTAAGCGTGAACGCGGCTAACCCGGCAGACGATTTTAAGGCACCAAAAACCGACGAGGAAAAAACCAATGAATGACCGTGAAACACGCTGCTATAGCGGGGAGGTTCGCGCGGAACAACGCACCGATGAACCCACCCGCATTCTGGGTTACGGATCGGTGTTTAACAGTCGCTCGGAACCTCTCTGGGGTTTTCGTGAAATTATCAAACCCGGTGCTTTTGACGATGTGCTGAATGATGATGTTCGCGGGCTGTTTAACCATGACCCTAATTTTATCCTTGGTCGTAGCGCTGCCGGAACGTTGTCACTGTCTGTCGATGATCGCGGTCTGCGTTACGACATTACCGCGCCGGATACGCAAACCATTCGCGACCTGGTGCTGGCGCCGATGCTTCGCGGTGACATTAACCAGTCGTCCTTTGCCTTTCGAGTCGCCCGTGATGGCGAGCACGTATGCAGGAAATGCTACGCATCCGGGAGGAATTTCAGCAGAAGAACGTTGATCTTCAGCGGCAGTACCAGTCAGGTGATATTTCTGAAGACCTATACCGTCAGGAACTGGCACTGAATAAACGTTATCTCGATGAACGATTGCGAGATCAGGAGGCTTACTACTCAGCCTCTGATGCTCAGCGCAGTGACTGGACAGCGGGTATGCGTGAAGGTTTTGCAAACTGGGCTGACACTGCTTCTGATTATGCATCTCAGTCTGCCGACCTGGTAAATAACGCAATGTCAGGGCTGGTGGGCAATATTTCCGATGCTCTGGCCGGTAATAAGGTTGACTGGGAAGATTGGGCCAGTTCTGTGCTTCAGTCAATGCAGAAAATTATCCTCAATGCGATGCTGGTAGACTCTTTGCGCTCAGCCAGTAACAGCGGTTTTTTCAGTTCGATCGGCGGCATGTTTGGGGCGGGGGCTGGCGCTGCATCTGGTAGCACTCCTTCTGGCGCTTATAACTCTGCCGCATCTGGCATAAAGCTGAATGCAAAAGGTGGTGCATATGCCTCTGAAAGTCTGAGCGCTTACAGCAACAGCATTGTTAGCACGCCGACATATTTTGCTTTTGCAAAAGGCGCAGGGCTCATGGGGGAGGCGGGACCGGAAGCGATTATGCCACTGACACGATCAGCTGATGGCTCGCTGGGTGTTCGCATGGTTGGCAGTCAGCCAGCAGCAACTGGTAATGGAGAAATTCACATCACCCAGCATTTCAATATTTCAGGTAATGGAGATGCTGCGCTTCAACAAGCCATGGAAGAGGCGGCAAGAAAAGGAGCTAATGATGGCGCAAAACAGGCTCGTCAGGCAATGCTCGAAGATTTTTCTAATCGTGGACAGGGTAGGCGACTACTTGGTGTATAAGACGGGAGTGAAGTATGGCTGCACTTGAATGGCCCGAAGATGTCTGTCCTGCATCGCTGACCTGGCGACCGGAGAGTAATACCAAAACTTTTCGCTCACCATTCAATGGCTCATCGCAGACAGCTCGCTTCCCCGGTACCCGCTGGGTATGTTCCCTGACCTTCAATAACCTGACGGATGAAAAATCCAGGCGCATCGATGCTCTGGTGGCTTCACTCGATGGCGAGTATGGCAGGGTAAAAGTTCGCGACTGGGGGAGAAGTGGCAGAGCGCCAGCGGGCGTGCCCATTGTTGATGGCGCTAACCAGACCGGAACCCAGATCCAGAGTAAGGGCTGGATGCCGGGAGCAGTGGTGCTCAGACAGGGGGATTATTTCACTGTTAACGACGAGCTGAAGATGGTCACAGCTGATGTGACGAGTGCAGCGAACGGTACCGCAATGATTGCATTTGCTCCGATGTTGCGTGGTTCGCCGCCTGCTAATGCGGCCATTGAGGTCGCGAAACCTTACGGAATTTTCAAACTGAAGGACAACCAGCAGGGTGCCGGTAACCGTATGCCGGGTGTTTTTACCAGTTACACGCTGGAGCTTGAGGAGGCATTTTAATGCTGTATTCCCCCTTTTCGGATTCGATGGTGGACTGGTTATCCCGCGACAGGGTGACGGTTGCGATCGCCGCCAATATCCAGTTTGAGTCCGGTACCGTCTATGTGCATTCCGGTACCGGGACGCTGGTTCTTGGTGGTTATGTCTATTACGGCATGGGGCGCATGGGTTCTGTTGATGATGCCAGTGAAACCAGCACGACAAGCCCCACGCAGGTCAAAATGACCCTATCAGGTCTGGATATGGCCCTCTTTGCTACCACGCTGAATGAGCGATGTGTGGGCAGAAATGCCGAAATCTACCTGGTGGCCATGGATGATAACGGTGTTGTCCAGGTTGCCGATCTCCTGTTTAAAGGGCGGGTATCCAGTACGGGGGCGACAGCTGGCGGGACAAACGCCCTGCAGTACACCATCAGTAATATTTTTGAAGACTGGCAGCGTCCTTTCCCCGATCGCTATACCGATGAATCGCAGCAGGCTGCTTATCCCGGCGACCGCATATTCCGGTATGTGGCGCAGATGTCTGAACGTTCGATTTACTGGGGCAGTAAAAAAGATGCGCCAGGATTTACCTATAAGTGAGGAAGCATGAAGCATCCGGACTGGCATAACAGATTAATTACCGTAATAAGGGCCGCTGAAAAGCGGCCTTTTTTATGGGGCAGTCATGACTGCTGCCTGTTCGCGGCAGACTGCGCTCAGGCCATGTGCGGCGAGGATTTTGCGGCAGACTGGCGCGGAACCTACGACAGTGAACATGGGGCTAAAAAGGCGATATTGCGCGGCGGCGGTTCGCTTGAAAAGGTGCTGGCCCGGTATCTCGATGAAGTGCCGGTAAAGCTGGCGCAACGCGGGGATATCGCCGTTGTTGAAAATGCCGGGGCGCGATGTGCCGGGGTGGTGTATTCCGGCGTTGTGTGGGTTCCTGGCGAAACTGGTCTTGTCAGTCTGCGGGTTAAACCGTTGAGTGTCTGGAGGGTGCGTTAA